CTCCTTACCCAACTGCAGGTACTCCAGCTGGTGCATCCGCTAACCAATTCTATATTGTTGGTTACAAGGGCACATCGCCTTATGATGCTGGCTTGTTCTATTGTCCTTACGTTCCGTTGCAGATGGTCCGTGCGGTCGGTGAGAACAGCTTCCAGCCTAAAATAGGGTTCAAAACGAGATATGGAATGCAGGTTAATCCTTTCGCACAGTCCACCGCTCAGATAAACGGTGCTGGTGATCGGAACTCTAATGTCTATTATCGCCGCGTCCAGATTACTAATTTGATGTAATAGAGTTAGTATAGGTTGCTTTATAACCAAAAATAAAATTAAGGGTAACCTTATTTCAACTCCGGCTTCGGCCGGAGTTTTTTTTGTTTCCGGCCACCTGGGAAACCAATTCTGTACCAATCGGGATTAGATAAATTGTACAAGTTTAAAGATCAATACATATGTGGAGAATGTTTAGAATTATATTTCCCATCTAAAGAATCTAAGCGAATGTGGAGGTCTTTAGAAGAAGTTAATTATACTGATCCTAATGTAAGAAAGGTTAAGTCAGCATTAGCTCGAGCTGATATAGATTCTAATGATAATGAACATGAAAGGAAAATAGCTCAAAGACAAGCTGAAAAAATGATGGAGATGTATGATTTTCATAAGGTTGTATGTAGTTGGTGTCATAAATAGTAAAGAACAAATAGTATTTTTCCGTATGATGAGCTCTACGGGTACTAAAAGGAGAAATTGAAATGGCAACTACAACACAAGTTTTAAAAAACAGAAAGCAAAGCAGCTACATTATAAAGATTGAAGGTAATAGTGCTGATACAACAACAATTGATGCTTCAGATTCAGCAACAAACATACCTGAAGATGGTACAGCTACCATTAGACGTATTATGTGGACTATGGCAAGTGGTGATATTACCATAACTTGGAAAGGAACAGCAGACGCTGTAGCATGCAGATTATCAGGCAATGGCAATTGGAATTTTACACAAAATCCTCCTGTGATTGCTAATAACGCTGGCACACCAATAGGTGATCTTACTATTGCTAAAGGAACAGCATCAAATTACACCATCATTCTAGAGATTGGTACCGGTTCAACAACTGCGGTGGTATAAAATAAATGGGTAAAATAAATCCCTTACAGAGGCAGCCTGATGTGCTTGATTATGCACAGAGTAATCAATTTAAATTATTCTTGCCTATTTTCCCAACTACTGAATATTTTTGCACTAGGGTTAATATACCCGGAGTTAGTTTAGGACAGGCAAATCAGGCGACACCTTTTGTAGATATGCCTTTGGTTGGAGATAAGCTTCAGTATGATACTTTTAGTGCTTCATTTTTGGTAGATGAGAAGTATCAAAATTATATTGAAATGTATGAGTGGTTGAAAAATATTGGTTTTCCATCCCGCCATAAGCAATTTAATAAATTAGAACGGCCTGATAATATAACTAGAAGTGTTACTAAAGTTAACGAAGTTGGGGTTGAGTATCAGGATGGTGATAGGGATTTGTACAGCGATATCTTAGTAACGATTCTTAATAGTAAGAATAATCCTGCTGCTAAGATAACAATGTATGAATCTTTCCCAATTGGTATAGGTTCACTAGAATATAGCCAGCAAGAATCTGATACAAGTTATTTAACTTGTGATTTAACCTTTGCTTTTAGCTGGTTTGATATAGAATCTGTATAAATAATTTTGGAACGGCTCGCTGGCCGATGCGTGAGTGATGAATTTGGTGTAGAATCTTTTTTAAACATTAAAGAAGATTACATAGATTTATAATATATTCGGCGAGCTGATTCCCTTTTTTTTAGGTGAAGATGATGAAGATAGATGATTTATATAATGAAGTAGAACGTGATTTGAAAATTGATGATACTGAATTAGATTTGGAGTCAATTCGGACTCCACAACTACATAACAAGTATTTGAAATATTATACACAACAGTCATTACAGTATAAAAAACTGAAAGATGATTATAAAATATTGTATCGTGTGAAATGGGAGTATTATACTGGTAAGGCTCCAGCAGAAGTTTATGCTGAAAAACCATTTGATTTAAAAATACTCAAAGCTGACATTGGCATTTATTTAGAAGCTGATGGTGAGTTGCAACAATTAAGCCAGAGAATGGCTTATACTAAACAGATAGTAGACTATCTGGAAAGAATATTAAGGGAGATTAATAACAGAAATTGGAACATTCGTAATACTATAGAATGGAAGAAATTCTTACATGGTGAATAGTTGTGTCTGTTATTATTGAAAAATTTAATGAAGTATATATCAGAATTAGATGTGAGCCAAGTATTGCTCAAGAACTCGGTCAATTTTTTACGTTTGAAGTTCCAAATGCGAAGTTCATGCCGTCCGTCAGACGAAGAATATGGGACGGCAAAATCAGATTATTCTCTCCTGGTACTGGCAAAATCTATTTTGGATTATTACCGTATGTATGCAAGTTTCTCAAGGAACAGGGCCATAAAGTCCAACTCTCAGAAGATTTTGTGCCGAAGAAGGTGGATAAAAATCTCACCAAAAAATTTATTAGGTCTATTGAGAAGGGAAAATTCAGAGCAAGAGATTATCAAATAGAAGCTATACATAATATTCTAGAACACGACCGTGGGCTTATTCTTTCTCCTACCGGATCAGGCAAATCTTTCATTGTCTATGCTCTAGTTAGATATTATGTACAGAAGTTTGAAGAAAAGAAAATACTTATAGTTGTACCAACGACAAGTTTAGTAGAACAGATGTATTCTGATTTTGCTGATTATGGTTGGTTTCCGGATACATATTGTCACAGATTATATGCTGGATCTAATAAGAATACAGATAAGGAGGTTGTCATTTCCACATGGCAATCCATTTATAAATTACCCAAAGGATATTTCAATCAATTTGGTGCAGTTTTTGTTGATGAAGCTCATCTTGCGAAGGCCAAATCTTTAACTGGTATTATGACCAAGTTACATGATTGTAGATATCGTGTAGGTCTTACAGGCACATTAGATGGCACAGAGATACACCGTCTTGTGTTAGAAGGCTTATTTAATGTACATGAGCAAGTTACAACAACATCTAAATTAATAGAAAGAAAAGAGCTTTCTAATCTCCACATCCATGTGTTAGTATTAGAGCACACAAAGAGAAATAAAATGCTGATGAAAAGTAAAACTTATCAGCAAGAAATGGAATATCTATCTACACATGAAGCAAGAAATAATTTTATTGCTAATTTAGCATCATCATTAGATTCTAATACTTTATTGTTAGCTCAATATGTAGAAAAGCAATTGTTACCATTGCATGAGAATATTGTTAATAGGTGTGATGATGATAGGCCAGTGTATCTAGTCTATGGAGCTACTCCGACAGCAGACCGAGAGGATATCAGAGGGTTAGTAGAAAAAAATGATAACTGTATTATAGTAGCTTCATATGGAACATTCTCTTTAGGTGTAAATATCAAACGAATACATAATATAATATTTGCTTCTCCTTACAAATCACAAATAAAAGTACTCCAAAGTATAGGTCGTGGATTGAGGATATCTGGAGATAAAAGGTCTCTCCAGCTGTTTGACATATCAGATGACTTATGTTATAATGGAAAGAACAATTATACACTAAATCATTTATCTGAAAGGATTAAAATATATGCTACAGAAGATTTTGATTACGATATAATACCGGTGAAATTAAAGTGAAAAGATATAAATAATTCTATGGAACGCTATTCAGATGTAACATCTAAGCCACATCTTTCTGAATTTAAACTTATTAAATTAGTTAATGGGGATGATATACTTTGTAAAATATTAGAAGAATATTCTGATGCCTTAATTGTGGACCTCCCTTTAATAATTCGTAAGCAAGATATAATACTTCCTTCTGGAAAGAGAGGAGGGGGTGAAACTCGGACTGTTGAGCATGTTGGTTTAGACCGTTGGATGAAATATAGTAAGGATATGGAATCTGTAATTTATAAGGATAAGATACTTTCATTTGGAGACCTAGCTACTGAAGTAGTTGTTTATTATAAAATGATATCTTCTAGAATAAGGGAGGAGATGACCATGACTGAATCTTTAGCAGAAAATACTAATGAAGCTGAACTTAATACTCGAATGGAGAAAATAGCTGAAGTATTACAAGAAGCTGCTAATTTGGAAGATAGTGAAGAGGATATTGATTTTGGACCACCAAATAATGTTCCAAAGATACTTCATTAACCATAGGGTCTCTTTTCTTCCTGGGTCGCTAAGCTTAGGGTATCATATAAACCAGGAAATGTCAAGGTAAAAATATGGAAAAACCAGAACACAAACATATTATTATCAGGGCAGAGGTGAATGATCCGCCACAAAAGAATGATGGCGAATCTCTAGTATTATGGATCAAACACCTGATTGATAAGATTGGCATGAAACTCTTACATGGGCCTCATTTTGCCTATGTTGATGTTGAAGGCAATAAAGGACTAACTGCGGTTGCTATTATAGAAACCAGTCACATTGCTGTCCATGTATGGGAAGAAGCCTTCCCCGCATTGATGCAGTTGGACGTGTATACTTGTGGGCCATTTGATCCACAGATAGTATTTAACTTCTTAAAGGCCTTTAGTCCAGTTAGTGTGGAATGGAAATATATTGATAGGGAGTTTGACCTAAAAACATTGGATGTTGGTTCTTGGAGTGATGAAAGCAATAAACAATTAAATTTATTTAATAACAGAAAAACTTGACAATGTACTTTAAATGTGTTAGGCTGGAACAGTCTAAACAAAAAAAGGACATTTTTAAATATGAAGAAGTATGTTTATCTCGCAGGCCCAATTGCAGGGTGTACAGCGGATGAGGGAAATAGTTGGAGATATTTGGTGCAAGATCGTTTACCACACAATATAATTGGTATATCTCCACTAAGGTGTGAACCTTTGAAAAAAGGTATGGTTTATACAGACGATGGTGCTACTGATCCTATGTGGTCAGATGCCCGTGCCATTAATGCAAAGAATTGGTTAGATACTGAATCTTCTGATTTGGTACTAGCTTACCTACCAAAGTATATGAATGATAGACGACCATCTATTGGTACTATTATTGAAATCGGATGGGCTATTGGTTTGAGAAAACCATTAATTGTAGTATCTGATGATGAATATATGATGGAACATCCTCTTATCCAACGCAATGCATCGTGGAGATTAGATAATTTAGATGATGCTGTAGAAGTTATTATCGGTTTGTTTAATGATTATGTAAACCCACAACAAGAGGGTATGCTGCGGGGTTAATTGGAGACCCTAATGGCTAAAAAAACAAAGAAAAAATCAATACATTATGTAAATAACAAAGAGTTCTTAGCAGCAGTAATAGAGAGAAAAGAGTTAATTAAAGAGGCTGAATCTGTTGGAGATCCTCCACCACAGATTAGTAATTATTTGGGAGAATGTATCCTGAAGATTGCTAATCATTTATCTTTTCGGCCGAATTTTATCAATTATACCTATCGTGAAGAAATGATTTCTGATGGTATAGAAAATTGCTTACAATATATAGATAGATTTGATCCAGAAAAATCTTCTAATCCGTTTGCATATTTTACCCAAATAATTTATTATGCTTTTGTTCGTAGAATTTTAAAAGAAAAGAAACAGCAGAAGATTAAGGAGAAATTATTGAAAGAATCTAACATAGAATCTCGTATAGCTTTACAAGCACACGATGATGAAAGGGAATATCAACAACAATTTGTGGAAATGCTAGACAAGTATACTTTTCACCAAGATGAATAAAATATATGAAGGTAGCGTTAATAAGCGACACCCATCATGGTGGTCGAAACGATAGTTTGTCTTTTGCCGAACACCAAAGGCAATTTTATAAAACTATATTTTTTCCGGAATGTTCAAGACAAAATATTACAACAATTATCCATTTAGGGGACGTATTTGATAGAAGGAAATATTCAAATTTTAATAGTTTAAAATTAGCAAAGGAAATGTTTTTTGAGCCTGCAAGGCAATATGATGTTCATATGTTGGTTGGTAACCATGATTGTTATTATAAAAATAATAATGAAGTAAATTCAATATCATTAACTTGCGCTGAGTATGATAATATTAAAGTTTATCAGGACATTCCAGAAGTTGCTACTTTTGATGGGTTGGATATACTTATGGTTCCATGGATAGCATCTGCTCATTATGCTAAATCTATACATAAAATAAAATCAGCTGCAGCAGAGATTCTTATGGGCCATTTAGCTATTATGGGAAGTGAAATGATTCCTGGATTTTATTGTGACCATGGTTTGGAACGAGAGTTATTTAAGAGATATGAAAGAGTATTTTCAGGACACTTCCACCAACAGCAAGATGATGGCCATATTCGTTATTTAGGATCTCCATATGAAATGTTTTGGAATGATTGGAATACTAAAAAAGGATTTCACATATTTGATACCGAAACTAGAGAGATTGAGTTTTATCAAAACCCCTATAAGTTATTTAAAAAGATTTATTATGATGACACTAAAGAAGATATAACAAAAATTGATTTGGATGAATATGATGGGTGTTATGTAAAGATTGTAGTTATACAAAAAACAGATTTTTATACCTTTGATCGTTTTGTGGAGCGATGCTACAACGAGGGGAACTTTTTTGAGCTGAAGATAGTTGAGGACTTTAGTGACTTAGACCCCGATACTATAGCTGATAGTGAGTTGGAAGAAATCGAGGATACTATGTCGTTATTGGAAAAGTATGTAAATGAGATAGACAGCAAGTTATTAAATAAGAAGAAACTGAATAGACTGCTTAAGGGTCTGTATGTAGAAGCGAATGAAGTTGAATGATTAAATTTAAAACCATCGAATTTAAAAATTTCCTATCAACAGGGAATACTCCAATAATTATACATTTAAATAAGGAGAATACTACATTAATTAGTGGAGAGAATGGGTCAGGAAAATCAACGATGTTGGATGCCTTGACTTTTGGTTTATTTGGTAAGGCTTTCCGGAACATTAAAAAGGATCAATTAGTAAACTCTGTAAATGAGCGTGATTGTAGAGTTGAGGTAAAATTTAATATAGGTAGAATTAGATATCATATCATCCGCGGAATTAAACCAAATAGATTTGAGATTTATAAGAATGATAAGATGATAAATCAAGATGCTAGTGTGAGGGATTATCAAAAACATTTAGAATCAAACATTCTCAAATTAAATTACAGGTCGTTTACACAGGTAGTTATTTTAGGCTCATCGTCCTTTGTTCCATTTATGCAATTGACACCAGCTCATAGGCGTGAAGTGGTTGAGGAGATTTTAGACATTAAGATATTTTCTTTAATGAATTATATTCTCAAGTATCGTATTAAAGATATGAAAGAAAGACAGAGAGATATTACTCATGAGTTTAATTTAGTAGACACCAAAATTAGTATGGCTGCAGACCACATTTTAAAGACTAAAGAAAAAAGCAAGTCTAATAAAACAGCGTTAGAGGTGAAGATAAAAAAGAATGAAAATGAGATGCTTAAACTCAACGGCCAGGTCGCTGACTTGCAATCTAAAATTGATGAATGGCAAAATAATATTTTACCTAAACAGACAGCCTTACAAGAAGAATTGTTTAATCACCAATCAGTAAAAAATAAAATACAGGACAACCAAAGGAAAATAGAAAAGGATATTAATTTTTATAAAGATAATGATGAGTGCCCTACTTGCGAACAGCCTATAGATAAAAGTTTTAAAGAGAATACGGTAAATACTCTTACAGAAAAATGTAATCTGTATATTGAAGCGTCTACTGAAATGTCTGAAAGGTTAGGAGAAATGGAGGCAAGACACATTCTGTATAAAAATATAGAGAAAGATAGTCGAGAGTTAGAGGTTGATACTGCTAAGAAAACAACATCAATAAATTCCATCACATCATTTAATAAGGATTTATTAAACCAGATAAAGGATTTGGAAAACATTGATGCTGAATTAACAGAAGAAAAAACCAAACTTAAAATTTATAATGATGAATTAAAAACTATTAATAAACAAAAAGAGAAATTAACAGAAGATAATAATTATCTAGCGTTAGCAAAACAACTTTTACAAGATTCTGGCATTAAGACTAAAATTATTAAACGATATTTACCAGTGATGAATAAACTTATTAATAGTTATCTTTCAGCATTAGAGTTTCAAGTTAAGTTTGAGTTAGATGAGGAGTTTAAAGAAACAATCAGGTCTAGATATCGAGATGTGTTTGGTTATGATAACTTTAGTGAAGGCGAGAAGATGAGAATAGACTTGGCGTTGTTGTTTACATGGCGACAGATAGCAAAGATGAAGAATAGCACCAATACAAATCTTTTGATACTTGATGAAATATTTGATTCGTCATTGGATTATAATGGAACAGATGAGTTTTTAAAGATAGTAAATAAATTGTCAGGAGAAAATGTGTTTATTATATCACATAAAAGTGACCTTAATGTAGATAAGTTTGATTCTACAATTCGGTTTGAGAAGCAAAATAATTTTAGTAAAATAGTAGGTTAATATGATGAAATTAGTTACAGAAAAAAATCAAATATTGAAAGAGGTTTGTGCTCCTTTTGATTTTGAAAATCCAATTGTGGATCAAGAAGAACTTATAACCAATTTGCAAGCGGTCCGGCAGGAAAAAGCTGGTCTTGGGCTGTCAGCTCCACAACTTGGAATAAATAGTAGAGTATTTGTTATTGGTTTAAGTGACATGACTGTTGAAGGTGCTGAGGATTATGCTAAAGCTTTTTTTAATCCACAGATATTTTGGGATCAAACTACAAATACATATCCAGATAATGAATTAACTTATATGGTTGAGGGTTGTTTAAGTTATCCTGGAATGTTTTTAAAAATTAAAAGACCAAATCATATCATTATGGAATGGTATACAGAAGAAGGTGAACGAGAGGTAGATGAATTTAGCGGAATGACCTCCCGAATACTTCAACATGAAATAGACCACTTGAATGGTGTTACTTTTGATAAAAAAGCTTCAACATACCATTTACAGCAGGCTAGAAGGAAGCTCAAGGCTCAATTAAGAGCTCGAAAGAGATTTGAATTAATTAAAAAACGAGGATATTAATATGTTCGATGGGAAATTGTCAAAATTAGTATTAGGCCGCATCGCAAATTATTTACCAAGCGCTGAACCAAATTATAAGGATATGGATGACGATGATTATATACGTTTGTTAAGTTGGTGTGAAGATTGGCCATCACAGAAGGTTTACGAAACTGCTTATAAAGAATCACATATGGATCCAATTCAGACTTGGGATGAATGGTCGGCTGATATGAAGCCATTTCCTTTACCAGTTAGAACGGAGTTGAGGCGAGCATTATCTATACATCAAGAAATTGGTAGTCTAAAACCATTGCGTACCATTAATTACTTTTTAATTCATGGTAAAAAAATATTGCTTTGGTCTTTTTTGGGAACTTTAGTATGGTGGGTTTTCCTCCAATAGTTAATTTTAATAAATCATTTGATAACAATGAATTGATAATGTGGATAGATTTATCCACTTATTGTAATGCTAAGTGTCCTCAGTGCCACAGAACAAATCCTAATGGTCTTGAGAAAATAGATTGGCTTCCTCTTAAGCAATGGTCTTTAGAAGATTTTAAAAAAGCTTTCCCCAAACAAATTTTAAATAAGATTCGTCGTTTTGATTTTTGTGGTACATGGGGAGATCCAATTTTAAATAAAGATATACTTAAAATTGTTGAGTACATTGTAGATAATTCTTTTTTGCCATGGGTACAGATTAATACTAATGGTAGTGTTAGAAATGAGGAGTGGTGGTGGGAGTTG